AACCAGCGCGGAAACCAGCGCGGAAACCAGCGCGGAAACCAGCGCGGAAACCAGTGCGGAGACCAGCGCGGAGACGAGCAGCTCTGAGTCAAGCTCTAAGCCACCTTGGAAGACAAGTGCTGAGACAAGTGCTGAGTCTAGCTCACAGGGTTAATAATTAAAGTATTTTACTTTTTAATAACATGGGGGAACAGACTAGGCTATTTACAATAATTTTAGCTTGTGAGAAATATAGGCACAAAATGTTGTCGCAAGACACTACTATTCTAGGAGACTATATGTATTTTATGGGAGATCCTGAACTGTCTTCTCCTCTAGTTAAGGGTGACATAGTTTACTTACCTTGCCCAGACAATTATGAAAGTCTACCCATAAAAACTTTGATGGCTATTAAATGGGCAGTTGAAAACAAAGAGTTTGACCTAATATTAAAAACAGATGACGATGTCTGTTTTTTTGGTAATTTTAATGAAATTGTTTGTGAAGCTTCAAAATATGATTATTCTGGTCGGATGATAACTGCGGGTGCTGATGATTGGCATTTTGGTAAATGCGAAAATGAAGAACTAAATCATACTACGGTCGATGTTCCAGAAGGGGAGTATTGTGAGGGGCCAGCATATTTTTTGTCTAAAAAATCCGCTTCATATTTAGCAGGTTATGGAGTTAGAGACAATTATTTTATTTATGAAGATGCAGAAGTCGGATATTTACTAAGAAAAATTGAAATTACTGGGAATGAACTGAAAATAAACGAAGGATTTGTTGTTATAGATGAATCAGGAAAAGCTATATGGCCACCCAACCCAATTCTCCCAGAATAAACATTTAAGATAATGGTTTTTAAAGCAAAAAATAAAATAATACAATATAGCCCAACTCCAAAGTGTGCATGCACTTCGACCAAGGTAATGATCCACAAGGGTATAAAAGGCGCTATTGATTACGAAGACAGGATTCATAATCGTAGTCGCACGTTTCCATTCAAAGAGAATAAGATGGCTGATATAAAATTTTGCATATTAAGAGACCCTGTAGATAGGTTTATATCATCCTATACAAATAGAGTTTGCCGTCATGAGGATATTGATTTTGTAGGACTTGATGAGTTTATTGACAAATTTTACGATAAATACTATAGATTAAACAAGAATATGCATCATCATTTTCGACCACAGGTTGATTTTGTAGGTCACGATCCTAGCTACTATGATAAAATTTTCTTCATGGATGAAATGCCCTCTGTTTGTGAATTCTTGATTGAACTATTTGGCAAGCCAATAAAATTAGAAAACTTACAGGCCGTTGGTGCAGAAAAGCCCATCCCAACTGAAAGTCAAATTGATTTTATAAAGTCGTTTTACGAAGATGATTATAAGTTTTTGGAGCAGGTTAAAAGGTAACCGATGAGAAAATTAAAATTTAATCAGTCAATGATAGATGAGGCTGTTAAAAAGGCAAAAAATCTGGGTTCTATAAATAATTCTATCACTTCAGGAGGTGGTAACTTGGCTGGATACTTGGCTGAGATAGCTTTAGCTGAAGATTTGCAGTGCAATAATGTTTCTTGTGACGAAGGTAACGAGAAATACAACTACGATCTAATAAAAAATGATTTAAAAATAGATGTCAAGACCAAAAGAAGAACTGTTGACCCAAGACCTTCTTATGAAGTATCTATAGCTGAGACTAGCAAGCATCAAAAGGCAGATACTTACGCATTTATTTCTATTACATTTAAGGAGAAGCGGGGCAAAGGGCGTAGTGCTACTTATCACGGGGTAGAATCTATATGGTTATGTGGCTTTATGCCTAAAAAAGAATATTTTGATAAAGCTAAATTTTGGAAAAAGGGTGATGTAGATTCTTCTAATGGATTTAAGGTTCATGCCAATATGTATAACATGCCCATAGGCAGCTTAAAAGAATCAATTAAGAATGAATGATACAACTGGTTCAGCTTTTCTATCATATCCAGTCTCTACCTTATCTCCCCCCATAATCAAGAATGACCTCACTTCATTCAAGTCGCGAGGGATTTCTAGTATAGAGAGAGACACTCAGCAGAAATTGATAGAGCTAAAAGAGGAGTATGACAGGGCAATAGAGGAATACAACTGGAATAAGATAGTATATGGGGCAGAATTTAATTTCGAGCCAATAGCAGGAGAAACTTATTACCTATATGAGATTCGGGGTAAGAATACATTATCTATGATTAAACCAGATGAATGGGGCCAAAAACATCTAGGTTCATTTAGGTTGTCTGTTGACAAGAAATGGATCAAGCTATAGATAAGCAACATAATTTATAATAAATTACCATAATTTATTCTTTTTATTTATACCTTAGTTTTTATTCCTTTTTATACAGTATCTTTCAAGGTAATACATAGAGTAATACATAATAGAGATACAATAAGAAAACAAGATAAAATAAGGGATTATAAGGGATTAACCTTAATAAAGTGATTTGGATAGGATAGTGGCTGTTGCTCTAAATAATAAATAATGGTAATTCAGCTAACTTTTGCCCCCGAATAGCCAACAAAAGCAAACAAAAGCAGCCCAAACAGCTCCTGATTGAATAAAATTTTATAAAATAAGCCCCGCCTATAATATTTTTTTATAATTAGTAATATTTAGCCCTAGTCAAACACAAAGCAAACGCCAGTTTTTCTAAAAAAAACCAAATAAAGCGCGTCTTTGCCCACTTTAAGCAAATAAAACCAAATAAAAGCTAGCTTACAAGCAGCAGCAGAAGTCCCCACTTTTCCCAGAAAAGCCAAATAAGCATATACCAATATATACAATGAAGCAAGATAGCAACAAAAACAAATTCGATGTGAACCTCGATCCAGAGCAAACAAGCAAATTGCAACAAATTTTTGGCATTAATAAAGGGCGCAAGTTTGGAGACATTAAGTCAAATAATGATAAAGGTAATTCCTGCTCCAAGGTTAAACGATTTTTCCGCAAATAAAGGGTGTGTATTATTTTGAGCCATTTATTTTAATTACTATTTCACTGCTTATACTTGTGTCTTTTATAGCAGAGTAATCTAGCATCCAAGGTTGTAGGATTTTAGGCGAAATAAGCGCAAATAAACGACCCGTCCCCAACAAAGGAGACGGGTCGTTCGCACTATGAGAACCAATACAATACATGAAAGAGATTAACCTGCAAATAAATCAATTAATTTATCAAGCCCACAACAAGCAACAATAAAGATAAATATAAGCAAGCCAATAAATACAATATTATCAATAAGGGCGGCAAGATCCTCGTCTTTCATGTATGTAATATAACAGTATATAGAACTAAGGCAAGCAAAAACATTCCAGATGCCCGTTTTTTCAGTGGGTAACAAATAAACAAAACCCGATTACACAACAAACTAATTATCAGTGAGTTAGAGATAATCAAAAAAAACTCTGTAACCCATTGAGTAGTAAGGAGTTAGGCGGGTCGGCCCCGCCCCCCTCCGTAACTCGCTGGCGATCAACGAGTTACGAAGATTTTATTTTTTAATCAAAAGATTCTAGAGCTTCGATAGCGTCTTGGAATGTGATATAGGTATTATTTTCCATGTTGTGGTTGTTAACCCCTTCAGACCATTCAGCGTATTCAGGAGACACTTTTGTATATGTGAGGTCTTCTGTAAAATCGTCAAACTTTACCCACCCTTGCATTCTGTGTTCTTTACCACTCAACTGAGTAGCTGCTTGTGCTGCCAGTCAAGTGATACTACAATCAAGGTGCAGTTTGGCGTTTGGGTTTTGCGTTTTCGCGAACTCTAGTAGTTCTTTGTTTGTTATTGTCATTTGTTTTTTTTGTAATTTACTACGAACTCCCCATCATTGATCAATATTTCAACGATCTTGCTCGTCTCGTCTATCCAATTTTGGTAATCAATTAAACCACCATTTTCCCTACGCATCTTATCCTCGTATTTTTTTCCAAGCTTGTTCCACTTAGCCTCGGCCTCTTTCCGAGTAGCGAATTCAAAACCCTCAACATACTCGCTTTCAATTTCCCCGCAGGGAAGAATATGGTCCTCCCTGACATCCACCCAAAATTCTCGGTGGCCTTTTTTTAATTGAGCTTCATATTCCACTTCAAACTCTTTTTTGTTTACTTTCATTTTTTTAATCGATTAAGAATGTGCCATTTCCAAACATTCCCTCTTCAGATTTAGCCTCTGCCCTCAAGATCATTACAGATCTCAAGTCGCGACCATCTTTTGTTGAAGGGGTAAAATCCAAAATCTTTTCTATTTGTTCTAGCTTTTGTTTGTCTCCAGTGATCGACAATCCGTCAATCGTGTTGAAGATCCCCCCCGCTTTTAGAAACAGTGGGATCTCCTCTGGAGCTTCTTTTTTTAGTTTTTTAATTCGTTCGTGTATCATGATACTCATTTAGTTCATTTTGTATGTATGAGCTAATCTCGGTGAAGAAATCATCAGATAAATCCATCTGCTCACAAAGGTCTTCTGGTATTGAGGCGCAAGCTATTCTAGCCATCTCTAAAATGTTGACATCATATAACCAGCCCCGCATCCGTGTTGAAGAGGTTTGTTCTTCTTGCTTCATAGTATTATAGATTGCTGTATCTTTCCATCAACTCAACTTGAACGTGCTTGTTCCAGATGCTGTGCATAAGGTCAAACCAAGTGCCTTGACCCGCCCCACGTTCGGCTTCGCCTATAGAAGGAGGGAAGACCGTCCTAAACTCTTCTATCATAGTGTCCAGTTGAGATTCAAATGCAACCTGCTCAGGACTAGCCTCCTCTTTCAACCCATCGACGAACTTTACAGCTTCATCAACCGTCATTAGCTCGCTTCCGTCGCCATTGTAAATGTTCTTTAGGTCATTGGTATCCATGTAGGTTTGAAGTAGGGCTTCTAGGAGTCTCTTTGTGCTTACTTGTTTTTTCATGTCTTTACGCTTCTTCTACTTTGTTGATATCCCATAACACAAGCCCATCATAATCGGGTTTGTTGTCAACCGCCATTTGTATGGTGTCCTTTACTTTGCCAGTGTTATTAAGAAAAGCTTGAAATGATATTTCTTCTCCAGTGTTGCCGTCATAATAGCAAATGGAAAAAGATTCTGTTGTAAGTCTTGGTGGTGTTCCTTTCATGTCTGAGAGAAACATACCATGAGGCTGAAGAATCGTCAAATTTAAATTAATTAAAAATTTCCGCTCTAAGTCACTGATTAGTAGGGAGTTAGGGCGAAGCGCCCCGCCCCCGCCCGTAACCCGTTGATAGTCAACGAGTTACGAGGGTTTTTTATTTAGCAGATTTCATTTCTTCTTTTCGCTTTTTCCTATCCCCAAACCAGCCAAGGTCGGGGGTCTCCATGTTCCTACGCTTCCAAAAATTTTTGTAGGCTTTGTCGAATTCATCTCTAAACCCTCTATTTAAGACGGCGAACTTGTTTGCTTCTGAGAAGTCTGGTTTTATTGGTTCCATGTTTTTATTTTTCTTAATTTCTTTTTCTGAATATTATAGCGATAATCGCCATGATTAAAATGATCAAGGTGTCTGATTCTCCGCTTGTCATTTTGGCTCCACTACAAAACCAGTTTCATCTTTTTTTGCAAGACCTTTCTCAACCAATCCAACGATCACGCCCTTTTCATCTTTGAAGCGGAGATCGTTCTCATCACCATCGACGACGGGAAAGCCGAGATAAGTTTTCGGGAGTGAACCACGAAAAACAACCGCAACGTTCCCGCCTAGCGAAAGAATCTTTTTTATTCTGTCATCGCTAGTCTCTTCACTGCGGGAAAAGGTCAGGTG